TGACGATACAGAGATCACCAGCTTTAACGGTGTCGAAGTAGAACTGACCTGGGAGGATTTAGAAAGATTAGAACTGGACATCATTTCTGGTGGCCTGCCTGAAACAACTGGTTTCTTCTTTGGTGAGGACTCCAACGAGTTCTACTACGATAACGACTTAAAGTTTATTACGGATGCCCGGGCTGAAATCTTTCTTGGACTACGGGTGTTCTATAATTCATCATGGTAACTTACTATGTAATTCGGCACAAAGAAACAGGCCAGTACATCAGAGGTACGCCTGCTTATCATAACTGGAGTGTGGAACCACGCTTGTTTCCCAGCATTGGGCGACTGCGAGGATTTTTAACCAGCGTTATGAAGTACAACAAAGCAAGACGAGAGAACGGTGTATACCTACACTTAGCAGTGGACATTTCCCAATGGGTAGTAGATGAAATGGTGCTGACTGTGACTGATACTAAAGAACTGCACCAAGTAGTAACGGCTAAAAAAATCATGGAGTTATTGGCAGCATGACGATCAATTACCGATATATCGGATGGTGCAGCGAAGACAACAGTGACAAGGTCTGGGCCTGTATCCAGTTGTCCGGAGACCGTTGGTATGGAAAGTATCTGACTGTCTGGGGCCGGCGTGGTAAGAAATTGCAAAGCAAAGTAGTTGACTGTGCTGCCCAGGACATGTCTAAGCTAATACATACCAAAGATGCCAAGGGCTATCTGGAAATTCCCGAAGATAAACTACACCAAGTGTACCCAGAGTTCGAACAAGACTTGGAACGGACCGCAGCTTGGTCTATGCTAATGGCATGAGAACCTACACTAAAGTCGTTGTACCTGGGCTCTATAAGAACTCAGACTACTATGCTGCACGAAAATGGTGTAACAGGACCATTGGTGCCAGCAACAGCCGAGCCGCAAAGGGTGCTGCTCGTCCTTGGTATGCCAAACGATGTTGGGTACACGAACTCACCCCATTGGGGTATGGTTGGCCACAGGAGGCTTCGTTCTATTTTCGCAATCCTGCTCATGCCACCATGTTCCAATTGGTATGGGCAAAAGAATTTCGGCAAACCTAACGCCGAAATCGAGCAGATACAGGTTGACCAGAATCGGCTCGTTTGCTATAATAAGGTATGCTATAAAAAGCATGCAGTAACTTTAACTTAATCAACTTTGTAAATCAACTTTAAAAGGCAACATATTATGACAATCGAAAAAACTTTCACAGTAGCTGGAACTGCAACACAAAATGGCGTTACCAAGGCTCGCTTTGCTAACGATTTAGTAGCTCGTATCAAGATTCTCAACAAGGCAGGCTGTACTGATATTAACCTGGTCGAACTGCCCACTCCAATGACCAAACTGCAGGCCCTGCAATATCTGCAGACCTTGGGTATTACCGAAGGTGATGCTGGTCATGCTGTTTCTGAGAAATTGGCCGAGAAAGCCAAGGTAGCCAAGGCAGCAGAAGTACGTGTGTCTGTCAAACCCTCGGCACTTAAAGCCAAGGCCAAAGATAAACAAGAAGCATAATTTGTTTGACATCAAAAAGGCAGCTTTCGGCTGCCTTTTTTTGCGATTTCTTTTAGTCGATCATAATTACTAATATTATGTTAGACACATCTACCTTGGAAGAAAAAGTACAGGATCTTATTGTTGATATCTGTAAAGCCTTATACCAACACGGATTTCGAGAAGTTCCTGTTGGTGCTATCATGCGTTTGATTGGGGTAGAAAACACAACAGCAAATCAACACGACGAAGAATACTTTCAACTTGATGCAGACTTTGAAGACTTGTTACAACAAAAAGAAATTGCAGAATATGAAAAAACCTTGGAAGCGGCAACACCACCGCTAGGCACTACCTTACATTAAATGTCCACATCAAACTTTAGAGTTAGTGAAGCTCTATACCTAGTGATCGTACGAGATAAGAATGCCGAATCCATGCTTAAATCATGGGCAAAAGAATCTCGGGCCCTGGTCACTATAGAAAATAATCGCATGAAAATATTTGAACAACGTAGCCTTACCCTGTTTCAAATGAACTGGACTCACGATTGGAATAATGTTACTATTTGGGATTGCTGGAAAAGATCACACATTCATTTGGATTAATTGATCGCAAAAAATATTGACATTGCGTAATTAAAAGCATAAACTATAACACTAAAGGAGAATTACATGTCAGTAAACCACGACGCAATCAAAACAGCATTTGAAACATACATGTCTGAAAACGAGAAATTTACCAGCAAAGGTGTCAAAGCCGCGGCTGCTCGAGCTCGCAAAGCTCTGCAGGAAATGAGCAAGGCCATCAAAGAACGACGCAAAGAAATTACCGCAGAAAAAGAAGCCATGACTGTTGCAAAATAAATGACACGTTATTCGTTCATTCGTACCATAGTCGAAGACCCAGATCACCCAGGAGAAATGTTGTTGGACCTGGGTGATGAATTATGCGAACATCTGGATTGGAAAACTGGTGACACGCTTGAATGGATTGATAATAAAGACGGGACCTTTACCCTACGCAAATTAATCAATAAGGAAAATTAATGTTAGATCGATTTTTACCAGGCTTGGACAAAAGCCTAGCCGTGAAACTAGTACTATTTCATACCTTTGTTATTGCCATCAGCAACTGGCTTGTTCAATACAAGTTTGGTTTCTTTGGTCATCCAATCGCAGTATCAGCCTTTACATTCCCGCTTGTGATAGTGGCCACAGACCTTACAGTACGCATGGTCGGTAAGGAACTGGGACGAACAGTGGTGGCACTCAGCTTTGTGCCTGCTATTATTGCCAGCATGCTGGTTGTACTAGCAAGCGGTGCACCCACCATTACAGCAGTTCGCATTGGTGTAGGGTCAGGTGTGGCTTACCTATTGGGCACCTTGCTTGATGTATATGTGTTTCAATACTTCCGCGAAAAGTACAACAGCTGGTGGATTGCACCAACCTTGGCCAGTGTAGTGACCACAGTGATTGACACTTACACATTCTTCTTCACTGCGTTCTACAAGGGTGCTAATGCGTTTATGGCTGCCAACTGGCACATTGTTGCTACAAACCACATCATCATTAAAGTGTTGGTGGGCCTATTGGTTGTTGTGCCGGCCTACGGCTTATTGTTGAATTACTTACAGCGTAAGATCAAGCAATGAACTCTCCGTATACCACCAGCAGTCCACTGACCACTGGTGGTTACGTCACCACTGCTATTGCTAACCCCACTTGGTCAAGTACTACTGCAATGCTTACACCCAGTGGTCAGATAGAGTTAAAAGGCGACCAAGCTGACGTTGTGATAAATGGGGTCAGCTTGACCGAAACGCTGAAAGGTATACAAGACCGCTTGTGTATGGTACAGCCCAATACAGCACTAGAAGCTGAATGGGACCAACTGCGGGAGTTGGGCAAACAGTATCGCAAACTAGAAGAAGAACTAAAAGAAAAGCAACGAGCTTGGGAAATCCTAAAGAAACAAGGTTGACCAGTAATCCAACACCTGCTATAATATGTACTGTGTTTAATTAATGGATATTGTTATGAGCATGCATCTAGAAGGTCCTTGGCTTACAACCACTGGCAAACGCCGTGCCAAACCCAAGTTTGCTAGTGCCGAAGCTAAACGTCAAGCTGAAGAACAGGCAGCGGCGTGGGAACAACTTAAACAAAAACATGCACCCAAGCGAGCTGTATTTTCCAAATCTTTTACCAACAGCAAGATGCCCAAAATTGTAATCCCACGAGGCACTGCACACATTCCCAGTCTCAACACAGGTGTAGGTACAGCAGTTCGTGCTCCAGACAAGGTGTATACAGGTACCAAGGTCAAAGGCATTGGTACCATGCACAAAAGCAACGCCGTGCCTGTGTTTAGTGATGAGGAAGCAGTAGAAATTTCGACAATGCGTCGTGGTTGACAAAGACTTTCCCTGGCGTTCTAGAATTGTGTGGACGTCTGATTCTAAATTTCACTGGAATGAAATTTGTGCCCAAGTCTTGGAAGATTTTGGCATGCCAGGCGATAGATATGTCACCGAAGTTGGTTTACTTGAGATGGCCTTTATTTTTAAAGACCCACAAGACCTATTACTTTTTAAACTGAAATGGAGCGAATATGAACTTTGAACAAGCACAACTTATGCGGCGTCTTAGAGAAGGCAGCGATTGTCATACCTTTGATTTATCAGGACAAGACTTAGAGTTTGTCAAGACTGAAATTAAAAATCTCTTACATTCTGGTCCGCAGTTGGTTGAGTTTAAAAAGGCCGACGGTTCTGTACGTGTTATGAATTGCACCTTAAGTGACTTGCACGGTGCTAAGTATACACAGACCCCCGTTGTAGAAAATGCTGCCAAAGAGCCCAAAGCAAAGAAGCCCAACGAAGATGTTTGTGCTGTTTGGGATATTGATGCAGGTGCATGGCGTAGTTTCCGTTGGGATAGACTTATAAGGATAGATTACAAATTTGGGTAAGGAAGAGGCAGTACAGTTAGAAGGCACAGTGGAAGAGGCTTTGCCCAACGCTATGTTTAAGGTAAAGCTAGACACCACAAATTCTGTGGTGATTGGTGTTATTTCAGGGCGTATGCGGCAAAACAAGATCAAGATATTGCCCGGGGATCGTGTGGAAATTGAATTCTCACCCTACGACCTGGGTCGTGGGCGTATTACAAGACGCAACTAAATATCTACATGAACAACTCAATCCGCCAAGACATCAATCTAATAGAAGCCAGCACTAGACCAGCCAAACTGGAAACCACACCTTTGCCTTACGGTGAAAAAGATCTAGAACCTGTACTAAGCAAAGAAAGTTTAGAATATCACTACGGACACTTGGCCAAAGGATATGCCAAACGCTACAACGCCGGCGAAGGCAATGCTAACTTCAACCGTGCTGGTAGTTTTCTACACAACAAATTCTTTCCTCAACTACGTGCTCCAAAAGGTGCCAATCGCCCTCGAGGTGCGGTGTTGGCTCTTATTGAAGAACACTTTAAAACCTACGAAGATTTTCGTGAAGAATTCAAGAAAACAGCCATGGCCATCCAGGGCAGCGGCTGGGTATACTTGAGCACAGCAGGCACTATTAAAACCATTCCAAATCATCAAGTACGCACTGATATTTGTGTGCTAGTGGATTGGTGGGAACACGTTTGGGCCCTGGATTACCAATGGGACAAAGAACGTTACCTGGACAATATTTGGAAAATTATTGACTGGGACGTTTGCAACCAACGACTATAATATAGGTGTATTATGCAACTTGATGAATCGGCAGTGACAAAGCTCAAAGATTTACTAATCGAAGAACAAAATCCCAATCTTAAACTACGTGTATTCGTACAAGGTGGCGGCTGTTCGGGTATGCAGTACGGATTTACCTTTGACGAAGAACAAAACGACGATGACTTTGATTTTACATTTGATAATGTTATGGTGTTAGTGGATAGTATGAGTATGGAATATCTACGCAACGCTAACATACGCTACAACGATGATGCAATGGGCAGTAGTTTTGTTATTGACAACCCGCAAGCAGCCACAACATGTGGTTGTGGGTCAAGTTTTAGTCCCTCATAAGCAAAGTCTACTACATTAGTTTTTGGTAAATACTGTGACCCCAAGGACACAGTAGAATGGCCAATACCGGAAACACCCAACAACAAATTGATTATGGTGCAAGTGCTAACGATGGCACAGGCGATCCCTTACGTACCGCGTTTATCAAAACCGATGACAACTTTGATAACATCTGGTTAGCAGGCCCTGTTGGCAGCAACATAACCATAACCAACAATACAATACAGGCCAACAATACCAACGGCAATTTGATTTTGAGCCCTAATGGCGTCGGCATTGTTCAAACCAACAGCCGCG